AAACCCAAGATGCAAAGTTCGCATCCGTATCAGGGTAAACGTCTGCATTGTTGTTTGAGTTGTATTCGGGGAATGAGGCTTGGTTGTAGCTCATATATGTGATGAACCTGTCGGTGTAGTACTGCGCCAAGTCACGAGCCTTGCCTACCAAATAGTCAACCTCAATCTTTTCTGCGGTAGTGCTATTCTCGGAGTTGTGCTTAAACACCCCTGCGTTGCCGATGGTGTATGCTGCGAAGGGGAGATATTCCACCAATGCCCATTGGATTACCATTGGTTGCAGGTAGTCTGAAACCAACGCTAAGTAAGGGTTGGCAAGAGTTCCTGCGATGATGTCGTTGCTGATTTTATCATACAACTTCGTGCCTGTGTAGTTTTGGATGTGAATCTCCTGTGCTATCTTAATGAACTGGATAAATTTGTCTGTGTCCACATTACCGCCAATCGCGGTGTTGCGAACTAAGTCCTCTCGTTTAATCCAAAGTGCCGTTGCCATTTCTTATCTGTATTTTAATGAGCCTCTTGATGATGTGTCAATGGGTCGTGTTTGAGCAGCATCCCATCCGTTAGGAACGAGCTTACTGGTTGGTACCCCTTCTTTGATTGCCTGCTCGGTGCTTACGAGCTTGTCATTGTCCAGACCTTCGTTGGGTAAGAACTTACCACCCTGCCTCTTGCGGAAGTAAACTAAACGCCTCCAAGCGTGGTGGCAGAATGCCCCACCCTTCCACTTCCAGATAGAGTACACGCTCTGACCTTGCGGGGCAAACTGACCATTCTCTCCGCTAAAGCTCATCATATCTATGTCCTCCTTGCGAAATACAGTTCCTCCGTTTGCTGCTCCTACCATCTCACGGCAGAACTCACGGGAGTTGCTGCTGATGTTACGGGTGTACGCATAGCGTATCTTGTAAAGTCCGCTATCAAAGCTGCTCTTGGATTCCGAGTTACTAAAGTCCTCTACGGCAAAGTTGTACTGGGTAGCGAGGTGGGTATCCTCGTTATCTGGGTCGTTGACTACCTCATCGCTGATGAGTTCCCATTCTTCTAAATCAACGACCTCACCCTTTCCCCGCAGAGCATCTATCCACTTATGCTCATCATCTTTAGAAAATTCAGGCACTTCGCTTTTGAACTTGTGGGACTTCATCTGTGAGATGATAGTAGAGGAGTTGCCCTTAAAGAGAGCGTTTGCAACCTGTGGGTCAAACTGAAGCATCTGTACCAAGAACGTGATGGCTTGGTCTACCGTTAGAATGCCATCTTTTACGCTCTGCATAATCTGCAAAGAGCTTGCAATCTGCGCTCCGTTGTATGATGCCTCTTTTTGGATTAGCTCCTCGTTGGCTTCACTTACCTGCATTGGCTCAATAGAATCTGTTTTAACGCCTGTTGCTTCTTCTACAACCTCCGCATCTTGTACCTCCGTTTCGGTGAACTCTAAAGGCTGAAGCGTCTTAAAGTACAAGTTGAGGCTGATGTCGTTGTAAGCCAAGATTTGGTCTATGCCGTCAAGGATAATCTCCTGCTTGGGTCGGATGACAAGGTTATCCAAAAGCATAGAGGCGGTCTTTAATTCATCGGCATTGTTGCCAAGTCCTGAATTGTCCTTGATGCCCAATAGCATAGGGCTTACAATACGATGCGAAACCATTATCTTCTGTGCGGCCTCATCAGATAAGAACTGATATTGAGCAGCAGCATCCGATAGCTGAACGGTGTCAATGGTGGCTGCAAGGTCTTTGTTATCATTGAAGGCAAGGATGAACTTACCAGAGTTTGAGCTGCCGCTATACTTTTGAGCAATCTGATTCTCTATCTGCCTGCGCTCTTCTTCACTCGGCACACCATTATTGAAGTTAATCAAAAGTGATGGGCTTAAAGAGTTCTGTACGTTGTTGATATGGTAGTTGGCAATCTCCTCTTCAAGCTCTGCATAGGGCAGGCCACCTTGATAGTCAACGGGGGAGTAGTAGTAGAATCCTGCTCGGTATGGCTTGATGTACAGAATCTCTAATCCCTCTTTGCTTGTGCCAAATGCAGGGATGCGTACCGCAGTCTCTTTTCTGCCTTTTACGTCTGTCCAATCCTTTGCGTAGTAGTAAGCCTCAATCTCTCCGTCTTCGTTGCACCTTGCGGCTCTGAGCGTCTCTACGGGGATGTGCTGAACCTCTACAATCATATTGTGGTCTTGCGAGTACACAACCTGAAAAGAGCATTGCCCCATCATCACATAGTCCGCTACGACCTTCTGCAAGCAAGACTTGGTGAACAAGCCACGCATCGCTGCGTACTCGCTCGGCTTCTTGGCAGAGTCTGTTGCATCCAGTCCCTTGCCAAAAGTCAAATCCATCAACGAGTTGAGGATAGCGTTATTGGTGGGTGAGCCGTTGTACCTGTCAATCAAATATCCGAAGTAGTTATTGTCCTCTCCGTATTCAATATAGTCCTTGCCCTGAACCTCTTTAATGACAGGCGTGGTGTAGGAACTGAAGTTCACAACGTGAACCTTGCTTCCTTTAGATGATGATGTAGTCATTATTGTAGCTTGTTTCTTCGGTGTAGACGTTTTGGTTCACCGTAAATTTCTCGTAGTCTGTTTGCGAAGTTACGAATACCCTATCCCGATATATTAGATTTCCCGATGCGAATACCTTTAACCCATAGAATCTATTGTTGACCAGTACGAACGTGCCTGTAAGGGTCATAAAACCATTAGCAGAGGCTGCCGTAACCGCAGGTGTTGCGGTGGTGTTTGTTGATTCATCAATCAGCGCAATCGTAACGCTCGCAGGGAACGTGCGAGGTATGATTACAATGGCTTGTGGTGAGGCTGATACTTGAAGGATATGCATCGTAACTAAATAACCTTTTAATTCAGATTTGTTTGAAAATAGAAAAGGGGCTTGCGCCCCCTTAACTATTCTGCCTTGTGGTAGGTTACGAGTTTGAACCCACAACAATCGTGTCAGTTGCACCTGCAAGTCCTGCGAATGGATTGGCAGTAGTAGCACCTGCGATGAAGTTGGCAGGCATTGTCTCTTGCCCTTCCATTGTCAAAGTGTAACCCGATAGGTCACCCATTGCCGCACCAGTTACAATCGTTCCACCCGTTACTTCAGCACCGTTCACCATACCCATAAGGAATGCGTTGCCGTTGTAGTCTTGTACCACCACATAAGGCCGACCATAAGCAAGCAGCTTCAATTCTTTGTTGTCCTCCTTTGTGAGTTTGGTCAACGTCAAATTCAACGTCTGCGTGAAGAAGGTTGTGCCATTATCACGGCTTGAGTTGAAGGTCTGCTCAAAAGATGAGTTGCCTTTCACAAGGTATTGGTAAGCAGAGAAGGTACCACTGATGTTGGTAATCTCATCGTTGGTGAGGGTAATCGTACCCAAGTCACCAAAGTCTACAAAGTACACGGCACGAATGCCACCTACTACGTCTTTACAGGGTACCGCCCTGCCTTTAGTTAAATCACAAGCCATTGTTTCTTTGTTTTATTAGAATTAAAAAAGAGGGCGAGGACATAGCCCAAGCCCCCTCTTGATTTACATTAACTCGGATTAAGAGTAAAGGACTACGTCAGCTCCGATTCCGTACTGAACTCCTGCGAAGAAGCGTAGGATTACGCGGATGTTGTCTGATCCGTCAAGGTCAGCCATATCAAGAACACGAACTTCGTTGCGCTCATCAAGAAGTCCTGTTCCGAAGAACAAGTTGCTTGTTTGACCTGCGACCATCTTGTTAGAAGGAAGACCGTTACACATTCCGACACGGATGCCATCAAAGAACAAGTCTCCGTTGCCGTACCAAGTAGTGCCTTTGTTGTCAACACCATTCGCTCCAAGACCTGAAGTTCCGAATCCACCAAGCGCACGGACATAAGCCTTTGCTACGTTTTGTGGCACGAAAATAGTCAAATCCTCCTTACCGTAAAGTGCTGAAGGAATGGCATCTACAACTTTACCAAGCTCTGTGATTACGTTTGCAGCAGTCACGGTGGTAGCGGTTACGTCAATAACGTCAGAGTCAGCAGTCATCAAAGAAAGGAATCCAGAGAACTCACCTGCACTTGCAGCGTTACCGTTCCAAATGTTCTGCTCAATCTTCTGTGAAGTCTTTGCAGCAACGTGAGCGATAAGGAAGTCAGCGAAAGAAGCAGGAATGCTATCGTAAGCAGAGAAGCCCATTTGACCACCAATCCACGATGAGTAGTAGTCTTTTTTGCAAAGCTGCAAGTTTACTTGAAAAGGCTCAACGGCAAGAACGCGGTCGGTCAAAGTCAAGGTAGAAGTTGCATCAAAATCACAAGTACCATCTTTTACGATGTCATTGGTGTTCACCTTCTGCAAGGTGGTTTTGTAGTTTACGTTTGGAAGAATCTCAATGAGACCTTTGTCCAAAGTGTTTGCGCTCAAAAGAGCAGCAGAGATGTACTTACTGGCAAATTGGCCAGCGTACGAAGTGGTGATTGAAGTGGTCGTAGCCATTTTTTATATTTATTATTTGTTGATTCGTGCAAGGACTCGGTCAATCGCTCTTTCGGGGCGGTTAGAACTCATCTTTTGGACTTGCTTTGTCTCTGGATTGTGCTTGATGGCTTTCGCAGCAGGTGCGGCAGATAGTTCAGCTTTCATAGCTTTCATCTCCTCCTTCTTGGCATAACTGCCCATCTCCTCACGCATCCCTTTCATTTCTTCGCGCATCATTGCAATCTCCTCAAGAACTTTCTCAATGATTGCTACAACCGCAGGGGCTTCTTCTACCATTGGCATATCAGCCAATTCGGTAGGTACTTCAACCTCTACTGCTACTTCAGCAGCAGGGGCATCTTTAATTTCAGCGATTACGCCTTCTTCGGTGATGACCAAAATACGGCCATCCTCTAAAAGGTGTTCGCCAACTGGAGCTGCAACTCGGTCTTCTCCACTAAGGATAAACACTTCGTTGCCTGCTTCAAAGGCTTCAGCCTCAAGAACGGCACCGTTCTCAAGGTTCATTGTTGCCAAGCTTACATTCCTTACGGAAGCAAGTTCGGCAAGGATTCTGTTCAAAATTGAATTTGCTTTCATACTAACTAATTAAAAGGGTTTTGGTTATTTGTAACATTTTTAAGGATTGATAACTACTGTTCCTTGTCCGACAAGCGAACCAACACCCTGCGCTTGCAGGGAGCCATCGCAGCAGATTGACTTGTAGGTATTGTCGGGGCATAAGCATCCACGCCTTCCACCTCGTGGGGAAGCAACAGGGAGTTTTTGTGGTCTATTCATTTTTGAGGTCTTCTTTGTGGTATAGGTATTCGCTATCTTCTGTATGCTCTGCGCCAGTCATCAGCCTGCCATTTTCATCCTTGTGAGTTAGGCCTGTGTAGAGTTTGCCATCTGCGGTGTAATGGGGTACGCCTACCGCAAGATCAATCTTACCAAGTTCCTTGAGTTTGGACTCTGCCCACCTTTTGCCTGCAAGACCGCCCCACAACAGGAATGATATTGTACCGCAGGCTTCGCTATTGCTTTCATCGTAGTATGTCTCGGCTCTTGATAGGTATGAGTACATCCGTGTGATTGTCTCTACCGACAATGCCCTGCCTTGAGCTAACTGCTGCGCCCTTACCTTACCCACAGGCGTAGCGCACTTGTTGCCGTTCTTCTCGTTTAGTTCAATGCCGCGCTTGGCGTTGTTCTTTACCGCATCGGGGTAGTCAGCAAAAGCCTCAAGCTCGGTGCGTGTTCCCGACTTCTTACGACCATCTCTTTTTATGATAGCGATTATTTGCGATAGCATCAACGCTGCCTCTTGCTCCTCAATAATCTCTAACTCCTGCTTGGATAGGTTTAACTTATCAACGAAGTAGCCCTCAATAGAGAACCCACGAAACTCACCACTCTTGACGCGCTGCCAGATGCTATCGTTCTCTATCTTCATAGATACCATCCAAGTGCCTATGGGTAGGTCAAGGCCATAAGCCCTGCTCTTATCAAGCGTTGCATCTTCAATAATCCAAGACTCTACAATCGTAGTACCCTTGACATCGTAGTCGTGTTCAATGGTAGCGTTGTTTTGGTAGCCGTTCTTAAAGAACAACTCCATCGCTTTGCGGATGGTGTCTTTGGAGAAGTACACATAGTACTCATTCTCGCCATCGGTGCGGTAGATTGGCTTGTCTGGGATAAGGGCTGCGCCCATCAACAACCGCTTCTCTTGGTTTTGCATTGCAAAGACCTCACGCTTCTGCGAGTTAAGCGCAATAAAGTCCTCCTCAATAGCAGGATGCTCTACAAGGGAGATTGCATCAATGCCCGTAAGGAGCATCGTTTCATCTAAAATAAGTTCTATCAGTTTCATATTATCCGAATGTTGCGGTGCGTACCCGTTGGCGTTGTAGTTGTTGTGAGGTCGTTACATCACCACCCACAACGTATGCACGGATGGGTTGGTTGAACTGCCCACCGATGCTCTGGGCAAGTTGGTTAGTGCCACTCTGCCCTACGATGTTAAATTGAGGTGCAGGAACGCTTGCCGCACCACTACCTGCCGCGCTGCTTGCAGATGGGGCAGTTGGGGCTGCTGCACCCGAATTAAACTTTGTTGCGGATATTGCCGCTACACGGGCAAGGCCACCTGCTACGGCTACACCTGCTGCAATCTGGGCGCGGACTATGGAAGTAGGGTCACCAACAATTAACTGTGATGCATAAGCCTTTTGCGCTGCGGTAAATGTGGTGATAAGCGTTTCAACAATACTTAAAGCTTTGTTTCTATTGAATGATTTTTGTGCTGCTTCTTCGTTATCCGCATCAAAAATAGAGTTTAACTCTTTTAGGGCAGAGATAGTTCCAAGAGCCGAATCGGTTGCGAGGTCTTGTAGTTGTTGGCGAAAGGCTTTCTCTTTATCTAATTTCTCTTTATTGGCTTTATCTGCCGCATCGGATTCAGCCCTTCTATATTGTGCGCTGCGCATCATCTGTTGCTCTGTGGCAAAAGCAGCAGCATCATCCGCATCTTGAATGGCCTCATAGGTTAGTTCAAGTTGCTCAATGTTAAATGTAGCTTGCGCTTTGATTGCTGCGTTGGTAGCATTGGTGGCATCCTCCATAAGCTGCCTATCCTTCTCAATGCGTTGGTTTATTTCATTGAGGCGAGTAAACTCCTCAAGACGTTCCTTTTCTCTATCAGCTTTTGACTTTACTGCGTTTGCTGCTTTTAAGTCCCTAATGCGTTTGTCCTCTGATAAATCAAGCGCACGGTTAGCAGATGCATTATCAAGTAAGGATTGCGCAATGTCTTTTTGGGCTTTGGCATCATCTCCCAAAAATGCTTGGCGTTGTAGAAGGTCTAACTTTTCTTGAAAATTTAGTTCCTTCTTCTTTTTGAAGATTTCTTCTGCCGTTGCCCCAGATGCTTCAAGCTCTGCTATCTCACGTTTAATCTCATTAGAACCACCTGCTCGGGCTTTGTTCTCTTTGTCAAGTGCATCTGCCGTAGCAATAGTTGCATCGTTGTAGGCCTTCTTTGCATCGGTTGCTGCTTTTAACGCGACCGCTTCTTCTTCTTCACTAACAACGAGCAGGTCGTATAACTTAATCGCTTCTTGAATTACCAAAATAGCAATACCAAACGAGGCAGTCTTTAGCGCAAGGTCAAGACCTTTTATCCCTGCGGTTGTTGCTTTTACCGATTGGAACGCTTGGAAGAATGCATCGGACATTCCACCCGTAAGGTCGTTGATAAGCCCCTTGATAGGGGACAAGGCATTCTTTAGGGTTTCAACATCCTGTGTTCCCTTCTTAATCTTGCCATCACCTTTGCCAGTATCATCAAAGGCTGCGTCTAAATCATCCTTGACCTCTTTAGCCTTACGCTTTACACCATCAAGCTCTTTACTGATTTTAGCAGCAGCAGGAGCAGCGTTGGTGACAATGTTGATGTCAATCGTTATTTCTTGAGCCATCTCCTTCTAATTATCTTTTTGGTGTCCTGCCAATTACTTGGTATATGGTATTTGCCTTTTGCTATTTCTACGTTATCGCTCACCCCAATCCAGTCCTCTGACTGGAGTAGGTCTACTAAATAACCAATATATCCTTTTGTCATACTACGTTAAGGAGTTCAAATGTTGCTTTGCCTGTGGTCATATTTAGACTCACGTTGTTTATGATGTACTTGGTATTGTTCCAGATGATTGCATTCTGAAGGTTCAGCGTTATGATTTTACCGATAGGCAGCACCGCATCCACGTTGTACACCCTTCTTGCTTTCGCATACAGGTCGGTGATGTAGTCGCTCCACTCGTTGTTGTACAGGCTTTGGTTGACCGATTGCAGATGGTATGGGTCTATGTCTGCGCCAAACGTGATTGCGTGTGATGAGGCAGCACTTTGGTAGCGGTTTGACGTATTGGCATACCAAGCGATGTTCACTTGTTCGTGGCTACCATCTGCATTTACAAATGTTAAAGGATTTGTTTCTTCAAAGTCGTAGTTATCAAAGTACCCATAAAACAATACGGGCGCACCCAAGTATGGGTTGAATATACCGTCTTCGTTTGCTTCGCTTGTGATGCTTTTGTACACGAGTACGTTTGTCAGGCCACCCGTATGCAGGTCAGTCAGCCTTTCAAATAGCGGACACTCAAACGGCACCTCAATTAAGAACTGCTCGCCATCAAAACTAAAGGTGTTGTTCAAATCCCCAAAGCCTACGTTGTTTGTCTGTAAGTATTGAAATCCAATTATTGCTTGGGTCTCTTGGTACTTAAATTCAATCTCCCTGTAAAGGGGTGGGCGGTTCACGACATACTCCGTGATGTCAAGATAGGTCTGATAGTTTTGGGCGGTTCCTGCTGCGTACCAATCATCTAACGGCTGAAGCAAGAAGCTCGTTGATGTAGTTGGCACAATCACCATATTGTACATCTTTAGAATGCCTGCTAAAAAGTCTTTTACCTTTATTTCGGGCATAAGGTCTTGCACTACCACTAAAAAAGAGTAAGTTGCGGATGCAGTTTGGTCTACCGAAAAACTTACGGCAGAGGTATCACCATCAACGGCAGAATAGTCCGTGCATTGATAGTTTAGTGTAGTAGCACTTTGAGGTCTGATAAGCAACTGCACCGTATCTCCTGCGCCATACGACAAAGCAGCCATTGTTGTAGTTACGGAAGATGCAGCGTGAGCAGCAACCAATACAGAAAAATCAAACACCCCATTACGAAATACAGAAAGCTCATAGGGCGCACTTACGTTTGCCATTGTAATATCCAAGTCGTATTGCCCGTTATCGGCAACAGTCCAAGTATCGGTTGTCAAATTGAACTGCGAACCGCTACCCGTATTGCGATTCATATTTATTAACTGATAAGCAATGTCGTTGCCCCCTGCAAATAGATAGCCCTCGTAGCGATGCAGCCATAGCGACAAATCAACAAACGGAGTAGCGGATAAGAATGAACCTGTAAACGTGATTCCGTATTGGGCTGCTATTGCATTAAGAATAGATTGAACCTTTAACGCAGGCTTTAACTCAAAGTAACGGATGCCACGATTACCTTGACTGCCGCCTCCTGCCTTGTGAGCTATGTTGTTCACATTGTCAGCACCCGCACCACCACCGCTTTGATAAAACCAATTCTTTACAGGGCTGCAAAGCGGATAGAACAAGCCTGTGTCATCATTGGTGGTTAGCTTATTAAATACCACAGTATCGGTGTACTCGTGATTGAACTCGGAAAAGTCAACGTCATACAGGTAGTCCTCGCCAAACAAATCAGTAAGCGTTACCACATCTCCATAGAACGTCAGCGTGTACGCATAAGGCTCTGTGCCTTTCAACTGCACGTTCTCTACCTCTATCACGCCTGTGCGGAATGGCAAGGAGTTTATTTCAATTCTTGCTTCTTGTCTTAACCTGCCATCAAAAGTATTGGCAACGCTCGTGCTTGATGCGCCTGCGTTCCAAACCGTGTTAAAGGTATTCCAAGTGATGCCTATGCTATTCCATACGGGGCTACCGCCCGTCTCGGTAGTAATTAGCGACTCCGTGATATTGGCGTTGTAGTAATGCTGAAGTATCTCGTTATTGCGTGGGCTTGCAGGAATGGTAAATCCCTGCGTGAAGTCCGTGAACACCTTTGAGATGTCCTGCACGTTCTGCACCGAGAGATTGATGCTGATCTCCTCATCATCAAAGATGTCAAGGCGAAAGCCATTGACGTAAATATCAACCTTGTTCATCGTACCAAGCTGCGCTCATCAAATCCGAAGTCAAAGGACATTGTGTAATTGATAAGCTT